GCCAAGAGAAGACGTACGCTCGTGACGACGGCACCCCCCTGAAAGGTGGGGAGTCCGTGGAGCGGACCGTCGAGGTCGGAGATCTGGTACTCGCGCGGATTCCGAAGGAGCTGCACGAAGTGTACCGGAAGCGCAACAAGGCCAAGATCGACGCACTCGCAACGGGTGTGAGCTCCAGCTTCAAGAACGCAGTCGGGGGAGTCGGCTTCGAGGAGCACCGGGACGTTCCCGGTTACTCGGGCAGTGTCTCCCGCGACGACGTGGAGCTGGACGAAAAGGGGTGAAACTATGAGGCAGCTCGAGCAGCAAATGACCGTCTCGGGCAACTCGCCGCATACGCTGACCTTTCCAGAGGCGGCGGCGCAGTCGTTCGAGGTCGGTGAGCCGGTGGTCCTGGACGCGGCGGGAGCCGTGACCGTGGCCGCCACAGGGGCCGCATCAGTCGTCGGGGTGGCAGCAATGCCCGCGACCACCGTTGCGGGCCGGCCAGTCACCGTCTGGATCGCCAACGACGACACACTCTTCGGAGTGGTGATGCCGGGGGCAGTTCAGGCAGACATCAAGAAGCTCGTGACGCTCAACAAGGCCGCTGGCGTATGGACAGCGGATCGGGCGACCGCGGGGACCTTCTTGGTCATGGAGATCCAGACACTCCCCAATGGGCAGAAGATCGCCCGCGGGAAGTTCCTGGAGAGCGCCACCCAACTGGGCAAGGCAGCGTAGGAGGATAGGGACCAATGGTCAACGTAACAGGTGCCTTTTCCTACCTGATTGCACCCGGGCTTCGCAAGGTGTTCTTCCAGGAAATGGACGAGCGCCCGCCCGAGTACAGCAAGATCGCCAACAGCGAGACCTCCAAGCGTGCCTACGAGGAAGACCTCGAAGTGGGCGGCCTGGGGTCCATGCCCGTCAAGCCCGAAGGTCGTGGGATCACGTACCAGGACTTTCGGCAGGGCGGCAAGAAGCGGTACACCCACCTCACGTACGGGCTCGGCTTCCGCGTCACCCTGGAGATGATGGAAGACGATCTCTACAACGTGATGAAGAAGAACACGAAGGAGCTCGCCAAGGCGGCCCGGAATGCCCGCGAGGTCGCGTTCTTCAACATGCTCAACAACGCGTTCACCGTCGAGTACGGCTTCCCCAAGTTCGGCGTGAACGAGCCCCTGATCGCGGCGACCCACACGAAGCTGGGCGGCGGCACGGGCAGCAACCGGGCCTCGACGGACGCCGACCTGTCGCCGACGAGCCTGGAAGCGGCAATCATCTCGTTCGAGGCTCTCACGGACGAGATGGACATTCCGGTCGTCATCAAGGCCAAGACCCTGCTCTGCGGGCCGCAGCTGAAGATGACGGCGCGGGAGATCCTCGGCTCGGAGTTCCGGCCCTACACCGCGAACAACGAGATCAATGCCCTCCGCGAGGAGGGGCTCGACTACATGGTCGGGCACTACATCGTGGACCCCGACAGCTGGTTCCTGCTGGCTGGGAAGGGCGACCACGATCTGAACTTCTTCGAGCGCATGGCGCAGAGGTTCCAGAACGGTGACGACTTCGACACCGGCGACGCCAAGTTCAAGGCTTTCCAGCGCTTCTCCGTGGGCGCCGGCGAGTGGCGGGGAGTGTACGGCTCTCAGGGAGCGTGAGCCATGAGATCAGCCCTCGCAGTCTCGAGCCGGGGTGACATCTCCCAGCTCGCAGTCGCGGCGGGTGGACGGGTGCGGGTGCTATTCTCGCCGGGCGGCAACCAAGCCGTGCCGGGGGCACCCGGAACCTTCTACTCGGCGCTGTGGTTCAGCTCCGACGCGCAGGCCATGGAGATGAAGGTCGTAGGGACTACCATCACCTACGTCCCGAATCCTGCGTTCAGCACCATCCAGAAGGACCGGAATCCGGCCATGACCGTGTTCGATGGTCGGGATGCACCTGTGACCATGCTCAGGTTCATCAACTACGACAACAACCGGTTTGTCGAGTTCGGGTACAACGCTGCCATCGGCAAGCCCCACATGGGGCTGTACAACGTGGCCCAAGGGCAGTGGTGCCGGTACGAGATGAACGCGGGTGGAACCGGCTTCACCATCACCCCGTTCGCGCTTCCACTCCAGGCAGACGTGATCAACCTGTTCCCGAATTCGGCCAACCGGGAGGGAATCACGATCATCCGCACAGGTCCTGGAGATCAAGGAGTCACAGACGTCGATGCCGTCGGTGTCAAGAACTACAGCACCGAGGAGCCGTTCATGGGCGCGTTCATGCGCGCCGCTGTCGGTGGCATCAGGCTCAGGAACAACCTGGGCCAAGTCGTCGAGATCACACCCGGTGTCGCGGGAGCACTCGGAGCCGTCGTGGTCTGATGGACCCGCGTTACCGCATCGAGATCGAGTACAATGGCGAAGAGTGGGAAGTGCGGTTCCCACAGTTGAGGGGCTGCATCGGGCGCGCGCCAGACATCATGGACGCGCTCGATGCAGCCCGGTGGGCACAAGAGGACTATCTTGGCCGCTTTACTGACGGCGAGCGCTGGGGTGAGACAACGTGAGGATCGTAAGCCTTACACGTTTGCAGGACAGAGAGCAAGTCGTCATCTGGGCACGCCAGCATGTTGAAGAGCTCCAACGAGTCTTTCTTGGTTTAGACAAAGCGATCGCGGCAGGTGGTGGCAGCGGCGGGAGCGGCGGTACAGGGGAATCGTACCGGCACGTTCAATCGGTTGCTGCCACGACCTGGGTGATCACTCACGGTCTTTCGTTTCGTCCCAACGTCACAGCTGTCGATTCATCCGGCCGACAGATAGTTCCAGGAGCCGTGGACTACACGAGCACGACAGTTACTCTAACGTTCTCTGCCTCCGTGGGTGGAGAGGCTTATCTAAGCTAGAGGGTAATACATGCCTACCGTCTACGGCCCACTTGACATAGTAAAGAACGAGATCCGTAATGCGGTCATGCAGAACCTCGGCACGGCGCCTGCGGCGCCTGTCAAGGGGCTCATGTACTTCAATTCGGCCGACAACACGTTCTACTGGTACGACGGGACCCAGTGGGTTGCGGCCAAAGGTGGGGCTGGTGCAGTCGCCTCAGACACGGTCACAACGCAGGCTTTCGGTGACGCGCCAGTCGCTGGCGTAAGTACCCTCTACACCCGTGGCGACCACAAGCACGGGTTCCCAGCCCACGACGCGGCGGCCCACTCGACGATCCCGGTCTCGGCTCATGCGGCCGCGACGGCCAACGTCAGCATGGGCGGCTTCCTCATCACCAACCTAGGCGCCCCAGTTGCGGGAACCGACGCGGTCACGAAGCAGTACGTCGATGGCCTGATCAGTGGCCTCGCGTGGAAGGACAATGTTCGGGTCGCGTCGACGGCAAACGTCACCAAGTCCGGACTCATTGCAGTAGATGGGATTACGGTCATTGCTAACGACCGAGTCCTGCTCAAGAACCAGACGGCCCCTGCCGAGAACGGTGTATGGTCTGCCTCCTCTGGAGGGTGGACCCGTGTCACGGACATGGACTTCAACACCGAGTTCCCGAACGCAGCGGTGTTTGTCTCCGAGGGCACGGTCAACAAAGATACTGCGTGGGTCTGCACGACAGACAATCCCATCACTGTCGACACGACGGCAATCACGTGGGTCCAGTTCGCAGGTGGGGGCACGGTCACCGCTGGCAATGGTCTTACCCAGACCGGCAACACGCTCGATGTCGGGGCCGGCACGGGTATCACAGTCGCCGCCGACACGGTTGCCGTCGACACCACCGTCATCGCTTCCAAGAGCTATGTCGATACTACGTTCACGAAGAAGTACGCAGCGGCCCTCACGGGGACCACGAGCCCAGAGACCGTCACCCACAACCTCAACACACGTGACGTTCACGTGCAGGTCTATAACGGTGCGACTCCCTATACGTCCGTCGAAGTCGATTGGGATGCTGCCACCGTCAACACCCTCACAGTTCGGTACAACCCCAACCTCGGAGCAGGATACAGGATCGTCGTGATCGGATGAGGCGCTACGGGATAACAAACGCAGCTCCCTACGCCGCGGCGCCAGCCGTTGGTGCGTCGGGAGACATGTACTGGAACACGGCGACGAAGCTGCTGTACGTCTCCGATGGTGCAGCGTGGATACCCGCGGGCTACTGGACGGTGTCTGGTAACAATCTCATCCCGGTTGATGGCACGAAGGGGCTTGCCGTCCCAGCGACCGGCAACCTGACGTGTTTAACGCTTGGTGGGCGCACCGTCAAAGCGCGCGTGATCACGGACACCGCGAACAATAACGTCCGCATAACGATCAATGATACACTGACGACAGCCCCAGGATGGACACAAGATGACGTGTCGATGCCGTCGTGGGGTAACTCATTATTCGGGGACGTTGCGACGGATGCACTTGACATATCTCGCTCTGCTCCAGGTGGTGCGTTCCTGTCGACGATCGCGCAGCTTACAAAGGCAGGCGACCTTAACGTATCCTCAACTGAGGGAACCCTTCGGGCAGTTACGGGGATGCCGTTCGCTGCCGGGTACGCGAGCGGTGGGGCCAGTAGCAATTCGCCATTCAACCTCTGTACGTTCCCGAGCTTCACCACTAGGGGCAGCCGCCTCATTCGGGTCGTTGGCGGTGGCCTATTTGCCCTCGTGGCAGGTCAGACGCTGTACATCATTCTAGCTGGCGGAGCCTTTCCGACGGGGCCGACGATTGCCCAGCTAGCGTATACGGCACCTGGCAGTAACGTGAATGGTATCTGGAACATGGACCTTCGCATCGTGCCGTGGAGCTCGCAGCAGTTGTTGGTCCAGGGCCTGATACAGGCATCTGGGTCACGCGCCGGAGGATCTACGGCGGAAGCGATCACGGCGAATGGGATTGTTGGCTATCAGCCCACGGTGGCAAGTATGCCAATATTGGCCCCGACGATTGGGGGCGTGTTCATTACGGCAAATGCCGCAAACATCCTGGATCTGCGTGGCGGATTCATGCAGATAATCTAAATGAGAATCATTGCACTATTGCTATTGCTAGTAGCTAACGATGCACTTGCGTGTTTCTGTGCCAAGTGCCCGTTTAAGCCCGTTGGTCCTAAGGTGTTCTGGTGCCTTAAGCGGATGCGGTGTGTCGAAGGCCCACAAGGAGTTCCAGGTCCAACAGGACCAATGGGAATACCTGGAACTCCTGGCGCGCCTGGACCTCCAGGTGCAGCGGCAGGTGTCCCACAAGTTGTGTCTATTACCCAGGATTTCGGGCAAGTTGTAGGTGGTACCCTCATCGAGGTGGTTGTGACCTGCCCGCCAGGTACCCTAGTACTTGGGGGTGGCGCAGTCACCGAGATTACCCCACCTGACAGCGACGACACCAAGAAGCTGCACCAGCTGTTCTCGGGACCAATCAGTGCTACGGAATGGAAGACGTCCTCGACGGCGATCTCCACTTTGACCTTTGGTAGCAACCTACGCTACATCGCCAGTGCAACATGCACAGGAGCAAATTGATGGACAACAGAGCACGAGGCGAGACAGGGAGTGACTACCCTGGCCCGCACTTCCCAAGGTACGGGGAGCAGTGGTTCGAGTGCTTCCTGTGCGGCGCCGACTATCCGTTGTCGAAGTCGTTTCGGCACTACAAGAACAACCGCCTAGTCTGCAAGGACTGCGACGACGAGAAAACTCACTCGGACTACCTGCAGGACATCTCAGCACCGAAGGAAGAGCCGGTCAACACTGAGCAGCCAGTGTCGTGCCAAGGTGAGGGGACAACATCAAACGAGTGGTACACCGGTCTCTGGTACGAACTCCAGTGGTACGGCGCGGTCGATCCGTGCGAGAGGAAGCCATGAGTATTCAGAGATCTGACAAGCGCGGCGGCGTCAAGGACTTCGAGGACTCCTACCGTAAGGGGTTCAAGAACGTCATCCCTACGGAGCTCGACGCGGACCTGAACATGCTCTACGACGCGTGGAACACGATGATCGACGTACCAAACGCGCCGGTCGGACCCGCGGGTGGAGCACTAACAGGAACGTATCCTGACCCCGATCTCGCAACGTTTGCAGTTCAGAACAATCACATCTATCCCAGAGCTGTCGATGGCCCGAAGATCGCTCTCCATTCCATCATCGGTGGAGCCAGCGGACACATCGTCGACGGCTCGATCAGGGGAGAACAGATCGGCGTCAACTCGATCAACAACCTCCACATGATGAACGGCTCGGTACATGGCGGAACCCATGTCCAGGCCGGGACCATCACAGATGACCGGATCATCAGTCTCCAGTACAGCAAGCTCACGGGAGTGCCTCTGCCTGGGGGCATACTCCAGTCATTCGACGACTCGCTCGACATTCCCGTCACGGCCATCGGTACTGTGTCAGCCCCGACGATGATGGCGGGGGCCATGTTGGAGGTAGGCAAGGGCTACCGTTACAAGGCAATGGGCACGGCTATCAGGGTTGGTGCTTACGGAGTGGACGTGATCGTCTTCGCGGCTGGGGCTCGCATATGCTCCATGCCGGTGGCTGTTTCTGCAGCCAGTGTCATTCCGTGGGCGATCGACGCCTACTTCTTCATCGTGAGCGCGGGGACCATCTGGGTCGACGCAACGGTCAGGACAGCTGCTCCGAACCCAGGAAACCCACCGGCATCGCTGACGACTCCGACCTCGACTGTGTTCCAAGGGATCACAACTGGCACGGACCTGTCCTTTGGAATCCAGACGAACTTCAGCATCACGACCCTCACCGCGAATGCCGGGAACAAGATCAACCGGCTACGCTCCGTCGTCTACGCAGCGTAGGGGGACACGATGAATCCACAGACCTACGATGAAATCAAGGCCGAAGTCATTGCTCGAATGGGCAATCGACAGGACCTCGATCAACGCGCTGATCAGTGGATCATGGATGCTTTCACAGAGCTTACGCAGGCTCCGAAGGCGAGCTTCCGTGAGCTGGATGCCCTGTACGATTGCGTGGCCGTTCAAGGTAAGGCGGTCCTCGAGACGCCTGCGGACTTCTGGTTCATCCTGTCCCTGCGAGACGTGACGAGGAAGCTCGACCAAGTCCACTGGCAGGTACTCGACAAGACGTACAGGACGATCGGCCTTCCTACCCGCTTCGCGCGCTACCAGGACCACCTGGAGCTGGACCCGATTCCGAGCGAGGACACACCGCTGGTCATGAGGTACCGGCGCCGGCTGCCCAAGCTGGTCCCTGGTCTCGTGATCCCACTCGAACGCGAGTGGCATGAGCTGCTGATCACGCTCTCGGTCGCGAAGGGAATCACGGCCTTGCAACGGTTCGAGGAAGGCGTCGGCTACAAGACCGGCGTGGACAACGAGATCGCAGGCAGGACCGACGAGGTCTTGCTGGAGGACGATGGGTACGAGACGACCATCGGGGTCAGGTTCAAGTAGCAGTTTCAAAAACTGAAAGACCCAGAGATGGCACAACAACAAAGAGCTCATAGTCAGGCACCAACGAAGGGACTCTACGTCTCTGCGATGTCTGACGCGATACCTGCTGAGTACACTCCCTGGTGCCAGAACGTGCGGTTCCGGTTCGGTGAGGTCCTACGGGCTCCTGGGCGGTCAGTTACACTTGAAACCGCACCTACAACCCATCCGGACATGGAATTCATCGACTTCGCACTACACACGGATGAGAAGGGAAAGAAGACAGTCTTCTGCATGGTCCGCTCCCGGACTACCAGTTGGCGTGAGATCCGATACCTCGACCTGGCTACGTTTAAGTTCAAGCCCCAAATCTACGGTTTCACTGTTGGTTACGATCAACGGTGGTCCTGGACCCAGGGCGAGGAGAGGCTGTTTATCACCAACGGGGCAGACATCCGGGCGTTCTACTCGGATGGAACGGGTACGTTCAACGGCCAGATCATCGGGTCTCCATTCTGCAACTTCATCGAGTACTTCAGTAACCGCCTGTTCGCGATGAACCTGGCGAACAACCCCGTAGGCTTCCCAGCTACCAATCCTGCTGATCCAATGAGCAACAAGATTCAGTGGAGCAAGATTGGGGACTACACAGACTGGTCAACAGTGGCCCCTGAACACGGCGGGTACCTGGAGCTCTACACAGGCTCCGTGACGCCCATCACTGGGGGCAAGGTCTTGAACGACCGGCTGGTCGTCTACAAAGAGGACGTGATCACAGACATCATCTCGACGGGTGAGGACAACTTCCCAATGCGCCCCGAGACCCGTGTCAATGGAATCGGGTGCCTGTTCCCCTGGACGCTTCAGTCCACGGGCCAGGCGCACATCTTCATCGGCAACGACTACATGGTCTACATGTGGGACGGCGCGCAGCTCCATCCGATCGGGCAACCAGTCCACTCGTACATCCGCCGCATGGTCGATACTCCTTGGGCTCCCTGGCAGAACGCGCCATTTGCGGCTCTGTACAAGGGCTTCAAGGAATACCACCTGTTCCTCCAGTCTACGAAGATGGGG